CTTCGGTTTCCGTCGTCAGATGCTTCCGCTTTGGCGTTGACACGTTTCTCCCGGAGCCTGGATTTGCCGAGCTCGGTCAGCGTGCCGTCCTTGTTCTGGTAATTACGAACGCCCCATTTCATACCTTTTACGCCGTAGTGTGCCAGGAAGGTCATTCGTATCACCTCACTCAAACGCCTCCAGATTTCTCTTATAGGCGACAAACGCATCCAGCATAGCGGCCACAGCGTCGATCTTCTGGTCGTGCCGTTTCTTACTCAGCTTGCGGTTGTCGTTGTTGTCAAAGTTCACGACAGAGTTACCCATGGCATAGCTCATGAGCTTCTCGTCAAACAGCAGTTTCCTCTGTTCGGCCAGTTTCTTCAATTCGCCAAGCGGAACGCTCTCCGTTTTGGCGCCCTGAATGACCTTCTCGATGCCGAACTGTCCGTTCTCCTGTCCCCAACGTTCCACGAACTCCTTGGCGTTGTACGGATCGTATCCGAACGCCCGGACGTCGTATCCGCGCTCCAAAATGTGGTTGTCAAGATCCTCGTACACTTCCATCATGTTCAGCACAGTCCCGTTCATAACCATGAGGCTGCCTTCGTCCATGAATTCCTGGTACTTCTCCCGCATAGCCGCTGAGAGCTTGGAGAGGGTATACTCGGAAATGTAGTTGATCGTCTTGATGCCAAACTCGCCTGTATTAATAGGAAAGAGAAACGTGAACGAACAGAAGTCGTCACCCTGGGAAAGGTCGGCGCCCATTGCGCAGGGCATCTGCCAGTATTCCCGATGGCGGTGAGGCTCTGTTTCCTCATACGTGAAGAAGTAAGTGAAGCCCTCCATCGGCAGCCCGAACCTCTTGGCGAGAATATCGTTTGCCGCGGAAGGGACCTTCTCCGCACGCTCGACGTCCAGCTGGTAAGCCTCATAGCTGACAGTCTTTCCGATGTTCGGATTGGCTTTCACCCAGTACTCCGGCTTGCCGACCTCGTCCTTGTTGTCCAGTGCGTACCACCAGATGCTGACGTGCGGGTTGATGTAGTCGCCCTTGAGGATCGATTCCAGCTCCATTTTGATGGTGTCGCCTGTGCCGTTTCGGACAGTACCCTCGGAACTGGTCGCGACGATCAGATAGTCGTCGATCATGCCCTTCGTAGCGGACTGCTCGATAGCGCCGATCGGGTCTTCCCTGGTATCGCCGGAAAGCCACTCATCCACAGACGCCATTTTGGTTCTCCAGCCCTGAAGCTTATCGACGCTCATCGGGTGGATCGCGATAATGGAATTGGTGATGAAATTCTCGATCCCTTTCTTCGTGCTTGCCAGCTTGCAGCGGTTCGCCTTGCTCCCGGTGGTGTTCTGCAGACTGCCGTCTGTCAGGAACTGGAACAAAGGACCACGTGCCCGCGTAATGGCGGTGCGGATAGGGGAGAGGGTTTCGTCGGCCTGGGCCATCGTAGGCGCCGTCACGATCTGATGAGTTGTCGAAGGGTCGATGTTCAGGAAGAAACTGTGCATACAGGATGCATACATGCTCTTCGCGGCACCGCGTCCGACGATCAGGAACTGCTTGTTGATCAGCCTCCGCTTCAGATGCTTCCGCACCCAGCGTCCGCCTTTCCCATTCGGATTCGGAATCCATACGGACCGCTCAACGAAGTAATACCAGCCGAACACCTGCTCTGCCCAGAGCTTGAAACTTGGCAGCATAAAGAAATCCGAGCCGTCTGTCAGTGTCATCTCGGATTCACAGTAGTCGATAAAACCGTTGATCGCGTCCTCGTCATACCATATACCGGGATTCGCAATCAGATCGTCGATCCGCTGCATCTCCTGTTCGATATGGTGGCCGATTGGGATTTCACCCCGGATCACGGACTGGCGAAACTCCCCGTAATACCGTGGGACAGCCGTGTTTGACAGTGCCATAACGACTGTCCCTCCTTATATTAGGTTGTCAGTGCCTCCGGCTCCTGGTCCGGTTTCTTACGTTTAACCCTGTAGCGGGTCAGGTTGGCGTGACTGATGATCAGGCCGGACTTGGCAGCACGCTCAGACAGTTTATCCCATTCTTTTTCCTTCTTGGCAGCCACGCTGACAATCGGTTTCGGAGTTGGTTTCGGCATTGGCGTATGCCTGCTGCGAAGAATGTCCTCGCTGCTGCGTCCGTTGGTCTCAATGAACCGCTGACCAGCTTTAGCCAGACGCTTCTGGTCTTTCTTGCTCATGGTGTAGGACGCGACGAATTTGTGACCGTTCTTCTTGTATTCCTTGTAGAATTTGCGATCTTCGTCGCCCTGATCATTGCTGTTGTCGTTTCCGCCCTTGTTCGGATCGAACTTCAGAGCGTCTTCAACAGCCTTCTTGATCGGCATTGCCAGCAGTTTTCCGATATTGCTTCCGCCGCCTTTGCCTTTTCCTCCACCTCCGCCACCGTTATTTCCCTTGATCCGGGCGATAGCGGCTTCTTTCATTTTGTAAGAGAACTTCGATTTCTCATACTCGGAGATGTTCTGTGCATACTGCTTCTCACGGGCAAATCTCGAATTGATCATGTTCAGATCAGCATCCGACAGTTTCTTCGGATTGATTTTGCCCTTTTTTGCCGCAGTCATGTAATGCTTACGGCCCTCATCAGTCAGACTCCCGTCCGGGTTCTGATAGTAGTAGCGCTTCTTTCCGGCTTCAGTCAGAGTCCCATCAGGATTCTGGTAACGCCGTACGCCCCACTTCTGTCCTTTGATCCCCCAGTGGGTCAGATCGTCGGACCTGTCGATTCGGACTTCCATTTTGCGTGGCCTCCTTTCTCAGACACCCGAAGCCACGTTCAGGCGGAATTCGAATTCGTCAGTCAGTTTCCGGTAGCTCTCCATCAACACACTCGAAGCAGACGGATCGAACATTAGTTTCACTTTCATGAAGATGTAGCTCTTAGCGCCTTCCTTGTCCCCGGTGTATCCGGAACCGAAGAAGTCGTTCCAGGTCTCGGTCGACACGTACTTGCCCTCGGTCTCGTTCTCTCCTGGAGGCAGCTGTGTCAGTGTAATCCGGAATCCGGATCTTCCGACGCCGAGCTGATCCAGAATCATGAGCACGGAGTTGATGTGCATCACGAGTTCCCGGTCGTAAGGGGTATAGTCCTCGGTCAGCCCGAGCATCTGTTTAATACAAGTCAGAATTGTTTCAGGCATTTTGGCTTACCCCTTTCTCCACGGACAAGTATCTCCAGGCATTCTCTCGATCGGGTCGACAGCTGCGATAGGCAGGCGGACACCGAAGTGAATCGCATTATGTGTGTCTTGCGAGACTGTGATCAGATTGTTCGGGTCCCATGCGATAGGGTCCCTGTTGATAAGCTGATCTCTCGTAACGGGATTGATGTGATGGATATAAGCTCGTTTCATGATCTCGTATCCCTCGACACCCAAGTCGCATCCGAGATCCCTTGCGATGATTTGGTGACGTAAGTGTTTCCACTCGGCGGATTGATAGAACGCCTGATTGATGTATCGGGATTGCCCGAACGTCTCAGCACCTATTTTGCCGTCGAGTAATTTCAGATACTCGTATCTCTCTGCGAAGGTCGGAATCCGAATGAGCTCAGCGTAGGTACGTCTCATAGTCATCATCCTCACCGCGGTTTCCGCTGTATCGGCTCATGGCCTCAATAGCACGAGAGTAGAGTTCTTCGTTGTGAGCCTGGGAGCGCATGTTCTCTGTCTTAGCTTCTGTCAGCTCTTTATGTTTCTGTAATATCTCACGTTCGAGTCGCTCACGGCTCGATCCGAGTCTTAGGAAGTGAGTGGTCTCCTGGGAAGTGGCCGTGCCATTGATCAGTCTCTGTTCGACAAGATCATACGCGAGCGCGCAAAGCTTGCTTTCGCGTTCCTCTATACTTTCGGCGGCCTTTGTCTTCCTTTTCGGCAGGGAAGGAGCCACTACTTTTAATTTTTTCATGGGTTCCATCCCTTTCCATAGTACTTTCGTGGTACTTTGGAAAGCCAACGAAAACGTATTCTATCGAAGAAGCGATGCGGGACTGCACAAGAATGCGTCCCCATTAGCTTTCCAAAGTACCACGGGTCGATATCGGTCAGTTTTACCCGCAGACTTGTTGGTAATGTTTTCTAAAAATATCCCGCCGGGGAAATTTGAAAG